CGTTCAATGTTCTGTCGTTTGCCAGAGCCGTTTCGACTTCCTCACAAATAGTATCAACGGTGTCATCAAAATCAGTTGTTGCCTTGACATATCCTTCAATAACAATATTAACGATCCTGTTCGTTGAAAGTGCAGTGCCAATCACATCTGCTTCAGAATCTTCCGTTGTAGAATAAACTAACAATGCTGGAAGATTAGAGTCTTGCAGCGGGTAAACTCTTGACTGAAAAACATTAGATCCAGTCGTGCTCAATCCAGTGACAACAGTGCCAACTCTTTCTCTTATTTGTTGCCTAACGTGTGTCATTGTTGTTCTAACGCCACTTCAGTCATTCCGGTTCCATCTGGACGCACATTCACTGATTTATATGTCACTGAATTAACAACGAACGTATCATTATGAGCTACATTAGGCGCATCTGCCGTCCTAATCACCGCAATTGGCTGACTCATTTCCATCCCAACTGTGCCAGCGTCAACCGAATAATATTCGTTCAAGAATATTGTTTTGATAGTCGATGGCGATCCTCCACTTGGAGTATATGTACAATCAACTCCAAAATCGGAAAGCATGATCAATCTATCGTCGGCTGTTTCAACCATCTATTTTCTTTTTCCTGCCACGCTTTTTGGGCGCTTCCTCAGAATCCTCTAAACCGACAGATCGATTCTCAAATTTAGGAGGCTCATAAGGAGCAACTCTACCTATCCCCATCAATTCTTTTGCTTCTTCGTCCGTCAATTCCAAAATAGTACCCTGGCGTTTTGCAGAGCCATGAATGACGCAACTTTTCAATACTTGATATTGCATATTTAACTCCAAGAATCGAGGGAGCCGAAACTCCCTCTATCTCGTTAGCTATTAGCTACCGCCGTCGTTTCCGAGGCAGAACGCTACAGCATGTCTTACCGCAACATCCATAGACTGGATAGCGCGGATCAGGACTGTGCCTGACTTGCTGTTGGTGTATGGATCAACGAGGACATCTAAGCCTCCCCACATCCCTACCAAAACCTGGCTGAAATCGCCAAAGTAGAGATCGCCAGCGGTGCACTGGTTAGATACGATGGCTCGATAGCCATTCATCGTACCGCCAGGCTCGACAACGAATTGTGCGGTGTTAGATGCTTTTTCTACGCTCTTCAATGCGCCATACATGCTAGCGGGGAGAATGTATGCCAGGCTGCCTTGGAGCGCATTGTCCTCAGCAACTTTGGTTTCCATTTCCACAACTTGAGCAAACGTCGGGATGAGATCAGGAGCAGTGCCGAAATCAACAGTGTTAATTCCAGAAGTGTTCTTGATACCAGTGGGCTGGCCTGATGAGCCAGAGCCTGCCAACGCTGCCAAGTCCATTGCTGTAGCAATTGCTTGAGCAAGATCATCACGGATCAGAGCCTCAATGTCTAAGGTGCTCTGAGCGATCATTCTTCGAGTCACTTCCGTGAATGCCCCAAGATCCTTGGGAGTCAGAGAAATCTGGCTAAAAGTCGGCTCAGATTCAGCAACGTTTGCACCCTCAGTTGCCAACCAAGCGGCAGCAGAGGCAGTTGCTTTCTTAGGAATCTTCACATCGCTTTGCAAGCCGTTCAGAATGCGAGCGCCTGCTTGCATTACTGAAGACTGATTTCGAAGCACGTCAATGAACTCACCGCCACGGAAATCTTCCGTCAGAGCGTTTGAGTCGTCCGTGGTGTTTAAGTCACGCGTCCAGTTTCGCAGAACGTCAGTAGGAAGCATCACACCTTGTGCGGGCCTGCCATACTGCTCAGATGCAGCACGAGAGCACTCGAATTCGAATGCAGCGGCTTCTTGAGCGCGTCGATCATGCGGATTAGCCAGAGCATTGATTGCTCGAACTAAGCTGAATCGCTTAACTTCTCTTGCAGTCATGCCGATGTCTTGTTTTACAAGAGCTTCGTTAGACTTGATTTCGTCCAGAAGGATTCCTCGGAATTCTTCAATTGAACGTCCTTCAGCGATGGCACGTTGAGCCAAATCGCCTTTGTTGTGCTTGCGACCAAGCTCAACAATTTCCGCCGCGTTCTTTCGTTCTGCTTTGCGAACTTCATCCTGAACGGCAGCGACGTCAACAGATACTTGTTCTGTCATGGTAGTCACCTCTATGTGTGGATTTTTGGTTTCAAGATGAGGCTCGCTAGATCGTCCCACGCCAACTGTCACGTCTGCTGGGATAGAAACCAGGCTGGCCTCTAGTGGAGTCCAAGATTTAGCCACATATGTGTCTTTATCTCTTTTCTCCAGTCTGTTGATAGAGTAGCCGACTGAGATGTTGGCTTTAATTCCATCGCAAACATCTATGAACGCTTCAGAAGCTAGTGCATTTCGTCCAAAACGCACTTTAGCCCGTAGTCTGCGGGTTTCTTCATCCAGTTCAACAGATTCAACGACACCTATCTGCTGTTTTGGATCGTGATCCAAAAGCAAAGGTGCTCTGCCTGAAGCGATGAAACTCATATCAATCGCATCAGCACTATGTTCTAAAACTTCATTTCCAAATGATCGCTCAACAGGCTCTTCTGACGAAAGAGCAATCATAGCTGTCCTGCCCTCTTCATCAATTGGACCTTTATCCATATGGATGGCCCGATAAACCAATTCCGGACCTGATGCTCGATCAAGCTCTTCTTTCATCGCTTCGTAATCTTCGTCCATAACTTCTTGACGTTCTTCTTCAAGATGTCCAGAAGATTCTTCAACGACTTCTTCAACCATTTCATTTTTTGCAAACTCCACGATGAAAGTCTCGTCAGTCTCTTCGACATTTACGATATGTCTTTCCATACCTTTTGTCTCTATTGCTGGTTCAAATTCGATGACGTCATAGTCATGCTCGTTTAGCCATTCCCTGGCTTGTTCCGCCGTAAATATTTCTGAATCAAATCTAATTGATTGTAATTCAGATTTTTCGTCCTTAATTCCAACGATTATATCAATCCCTTCGCCAAATTCATCTGATAATCTTCTGAATTCGTCATATTTGCTTGGATCTTCTATTCTGGCTGCATGTTCGTTTGGATACGGCCTTTTATTTTCCTTTTCATTCTTTAATCGTTCTACGATTGTTTTAGACCACCTAAAACCAGCGTCACCGCCCCACAAACTCCAAGCGATCCGCCCATTCGATGGATATCCTTTCTCGCCAGGGCTAAATCCCTCACCTTTTTTATCAACTTCATGCCTGGAAAAATAAGAATACATTCTTTTTACGGTGTCTTCAGGCAGTTGTTTTCCATTGACAATATCTCTTGCACGCGCAATACCTACTGCTGTACCTCCTCTGCCATGCTCTTTGCGCCAATCAAGGCCCTTCTGAGCTTCTGTAATCATTCCGCCTGTTGGCTTAAAGCTAGCCATCTTCGTCCTCAATCACTGTATCTCGTTGAGATCCATACGGCTCAATCGCGTATTGAACGCCAAACTGATCAGCAAGCTGCTTATCTCTCGCGATTTGACTGAGAAGCTCTTCCGCATCCATGCCATATTGCCCAGCGATGTGGCTCAATGAAAGAATTCCGTTTTTCATTCCAACAACGCTAGCATTCATCTCTTTAAGAGGATCTACCCATGAAAATCCTCTGCCTCTGAATTCAGCAGCATTAGAAAAACGTTCATATTGTCTCAAAGGGATGCCAAACGAGTTCATGTCCATCGCAGCGCCAAGCCAGGAATCAAAAACAGGGCGAACAAAATGCTCAATCATGAACGATGTCATGTTTCGATAAAAATCACGCTCTTCCAGCGCTCCCTGCCTGATTGAAGAGTAGCTCGTAGCTTCTAAATCATTGGAAAGTGACGTATATGAAACGCCTAAACCGCTGGCAATACCCCGCAAAATAGCCTTATGAAACGCGTCAAATTCGTTGGACGGGAACGCAGGCTCGAAGGCTGTGAAGTCGACTCCCGCTGGAAGGGTATGAAAAGATCCTGGTTCTGCCGAAATAATAGGCGCTGAATCTTCGTAATCGTCAGCAATGAAGCCATTTTCACCCTGGATCTTAAAAAATCCCATTTTTGACGCGCCAACACGCGCATTTATGACTGCGGCTTCCCGAAAAGCTCCTAATTGCTTGATCGCTGGTATTGCTGGCGTTAACCAAGGCTCGCCACGAGTTTGTCCAGGACGAGCTTGTTTGAAAATATGAATAACTCTATCCGCAGGGATTCTAGTGTGCTTAGGACTACGCTTTGATGTCGCAAAGTCATAATCTCCTGGGTGATATGTCAAAACGTGATAAGCAACAGGCTTTTTGAAGCGATCAACCTCGATTCCCATTCGAATCTGATTGCCGTTCTCAACATTTTTATTCAATTGCTCATCAATTTGATCTGCTTCGATGAATTCTAGCGCGAACGAATCGTGAAACGATGCGCCACGATGCTTAATGATGAACGCTTCACCATCTTTCGCAACCAGTTCAATCGCTAATTTTTGAACATCGATCCATGACATTTTCCCACAGACAGTAGGACGGCTATAACGCCCCCATCGTTTGAAAGCATCTTCAACGGATTGATTGCCTGATTGATCTAAATTTCCAACTGAATCGATTGCTTTTGATTGAAAAAAAACGCCTTTTTCACCGATTACATTAACTTTCAGCAATTCGAAATAACGTCGAGCATATTCGTTATTGTAAGAAAGATCTCGACTCCTATTCCTTAACTCTCGTAGCGCTCCGCGCAACTCAGAATCTGCTGATCTCTCAGATGCAACAAAATCGCTAAATAAGCGATTCGTATTCACTCCAGCATATCCCCTCCGCTGAATTTCCTTCTTTGGCGGGGTTCTAAAAATATCTAAGATACCCATCAGAACCTCACTTTAATGGTGGCAGATGTTGGGCGATGGTTTAATGCGTCAAGTTTTGCCCTTTCAGATACGACTCTTCCTGAAAAATACTTCTGGGCTTCAACCAATTCATCGAAAGTCATCTTAGTCAGGCTTCTTCCAGCGATGCTGTAGGATGACACATCAGCGTCAGCCTTGCCCTGCAACAAAGACTCAATCTTAGATAACATTATTTCTGAATGTGACCTTGGATCGGCAGAATTTAAATCTAAATCAGGAATGACTTTGAAATGTCCGCGATCAACGACTTTCCGTTCACTGTCAGAGTTTCGGACAATCTCAATTTGCCAGTGATAATCGCCTGGATTGTAGCTTGCAGTAGCAGTTGAGCTTGCTTGAATCAGGAAATGCGTAGTTTGGCCAGTAGCAGTGAGATTAATCTCATTTCCGCCACCAGCTATTCTAGCTATGTAGTTCAGAGTATAACTTGCCGTCGGATATGCATCGACAAGATCAGATCTTTTCCATTGGACAAAATCGCCAACAACGATTTCGCTAGGTTCACCTTCAGATACTTCGGTAAAGTAATTTGTCCTTGTCGACATTGTCACCGCCATGCATTGACGAATCCTTGCGTCTGAGGGACGAAAGGACGGGTTATTTTATTCGGTGGCTTTTCAGCCACTTCAGGCTTAGATTTTATCTTATCTGAAATGGTATTGACATCCA